TTCCTTGGTTTCTTCCACCAAGATAATCCCGGCACTTGTTGCCTTCTTTTTGGTACGGCGCAACTGCACAAGAATACGCCCACCTAGAGGTTTTGCACCGGGGTCCACGCTCGGAAATGCCCAAGCCATCTCAGCCGCGTTAGCAGCTTCCGGTTGATTACTCATCGTCTTCCTTCATCAAGTTTTCTAATATGTCCAGGGCTTCTTTGAGCCCCGAGTAGTGCCCGACCATGCGTTGATAAGACTCCCAGTTAGCAGCATTGCCAACCGCAAGAGATCCAGCAATCTCAGATTGCCGTGCCTTTATCCCGCCGATCAGGTCCGATATCGTTGCCACTTACTTCTTTTTGGCTGCTTGCGTCAGTGCTCCTTGCTTAGGTTTGTCGTTGCTGCCTTGCATGGATTGCCCGGTAACCGGGGCACCCATCGCCATGCGCTTGTGCTGATTCACAAGCACACTCTTCTGCTCGGTATCACTGGTAGACATACTGGTTTCCTTTCGTTGAAAAGTCCATGACGGTCTTGTCTTGGTCGTGTCTCAACCTAGCCGCATCCCGCGTCAAACGGGCCGTCTCGATGCGCTCCTTCATCTCCTGATCACCTTGAGCGATGGCCAGTTTCAGTTGGAGTTCCTCCATAGCCAGAGCCTGCTCATCCTGCAGCTTCTTCATCTGCATCTGGATGTCAACCTCCAACTCTTGTCCCTTCAGTTGCATCTCTGCCTGATCGCGTGCCTTACGGCGCTCCGTCTCAGCCATAGAGGTCTGCAACAACACTTGTCCATCAGGCGTCAATTCAGGCTTCGGCTTGAACTGCTGCATCGTCTGAACCATCTGCTGGATCACCGGCATGATGCCCGCAAGCGTCTGCTCCGTATCCATCACCACATGCTGCGCTGCAACACCAATGATCTTGTCAATCGGCTTAGGATCGGCCAGCAGTGCGTACTCTTCAGGCTTCTCACCCAGAGACTTGCGCACATAGCCGTTCATGCGGTTCAAGTACCACAAAGCCAAGTGCTGCTTGATGTGCTCCATCGCCTTTGGCAGGTAATTCGGGGCAATCAGAGGGCTTCCACCGAACACCGGGTCTTTGGCGTAGTCCAAGTGCGCCTGAATGTGCCCCAGGTGATCTTGCTCCGGGTACGCATAGGCAGTCTGACCAATAGTCATCGCCACGTTCTCGTTTGCGGCGTCTTGCTTCTCAGGAGCAGGCGTATCAGGCATCAACTCGTTGATCTGAGGCACCTTGATCTGCTTCAAGAACCGCATGACCACCGCCTTGCGGTTAAACAGGTCAGGGTTCTTCTCCATGATGGTCATGACCGCTTGGGTCTGAGCCATCCGCTGGGTTTCAGAGAAGATATGCGGGTCAGAAACAGGAATAACGTCAGTAGAACGAGCAAAGTCGTCCCGCTTGATGTCCAAATCCTCTACTACCTCGCCGCGGCGCATGTCCTCCAGATACCAGCGGTTGATACGCTGCAAAATCTTGAGAACTCGGCCCTGAGACTTGTGCAAACGGGCGTGAATGCTCGAGAAAACCGCTGCACCCTGCTCAATCAGGGCCTGCGTCGTACCAACAGGTGCATTTGCGTTGACATCGGCGATCTTTTCTTCGCTCGTCGTCACTACACCCTTGGCAGCACTCGTCAACCAGCCCAGAAGCTCGAACAAGACCGGGCTTGGCGGGTTAAAGGGCATCGGCATTGCCAGCTTGCGCACATCATCCACGCCTGGAGCCGCCTCGATCTCTGCAACTTGGGTAACTTCGACCTGCTGAGACTGACCCGACACCTTAGCTCCCTTGAGCTTCAGGAGCGTTGCAGCGTTGTTGATGTGGGCAGAGTCCAGCAAGGCCCGCAAAGCGCCTGTAGCGGCCGCTGAGAGGCCTCCAATGAGGTGCGGCAGGCCAACAGCATAGGCTCCACGCCACGGGATGAACTTGAACTCGACAATCCAGTCGAGCTTCGTCATCGTGTCGTCGCCCTCTTCCCAATTCCGGTACAGACCGACGACTTCTGAGTCCAAGTCATCGATCATCAGGATGTAAGGAGCCGACTCACCCTTAGTAATCGGGTCGTCTTCCAGTTCCAGCCATGTGTAGATGTGATACACGCGGCGGATACCGTCTTCGTTGTCGTTCTCTGACTTGCCTTCGATCTTGTTCGTGGCCTTCTGAGCGCCAGTCGGCTCAGGATCCATCGTTGCCCGGATGAAACTGACGTCTCGGTACATGCCCGAGTCAATCCGGCGCTTGAACTCGTAGTCGGAGATGTCGTCAACCTCCGTTACACGCTGGGCAGTGTAGAAACTGCCCGCGGCAAACGGCAGAAGTACGTTGTCAATCGGCAAAAACTGAGCACAAGGACGCTTCTTCTTGTCGTCGTACCAGAGTTTCAGGTATTGCGAACCACCGAGAGGCAACTGAGTGAGCATCTGCTCTTGCTCATCAGCGAATTCTTCGACCTGATCGGTCAACTGCCAGTTCATGAAGTCACGTTTGCGCTCGGCAATCGCAACTTTCTCCTCGTTTACATCACCCATAATCTGGGTACGGGTCGGGCCATCAGGCGGAAAAAGTTCTTTGAACGCCCGAGCAGCGAAATCCACGCAGGCTTCGGCCATCACGGGGTGGACAACCTTGGATGCCCCGTTGAAATTAGCCCCACCGGGAGCGTCATTACCCAATCCAGTACGGCGGATACCCTCTTCGTACTGCTTGTCCCGCTGCTTTCGAGCCTCTTTGTCCTTCTCAACCAGTTGGATGTAGCGCAAGGCCATCGAACCCAGGTCAAGAGAATCAATTACATCGCCATCAGCTAGGTTCTGATAGAAGTCTTCATTCTCCATCGGACCTTTGCCTTCCATCCGGACAATTGCAGAGCCATCAGGAAGCTCCTCAATCTCGGACTCATCAAGGTCTAGTTCAACCTCAACAGGCTCTTCTGGTGCTGGCTCCCCTTGTTCGCCCCCCACAAAGCGGTTGAACTCGGGATCAATCGGGAATTCGGTTGCCATGATTAGATTATCGCCTTGTTAAGCACACTCAATCCAGACTTTTTAACAAGTCCACCTTTTTTCTTCCCGGTGTACTCTTTCATTAACTCTTCGTACATCTTGATCTGGTCAATGTACTGCTGGTCAATCTTCTCTCTGGCCCCAATCATCTTCAGAGTGTTGAACTCTTGCGCCCCAGGCTTGAGGTTTGCCCTGGTATACGCAGTCGATGTGGGGAACGCAATCTCATACGGCGTTGGATACCTCGACTGGCCGAGGAATGATCCAGGGATGTCGTAGTCATAAGTTGGGTGCAAGGATGGCATCAAATCTTTTCCTGGCTCCATCTTGCCTACAGAGTAACCGCTAATTCCTGTTTCTAAGTTCCGCAAGCTAGGCTCTGAGATGCCAAACAAGACATCAGACCCTTGGCGCAAACCCAAGGAGCTTGTGAGCTTTGGCTTCATCAGAGTTTCGGCAATATGCTTGCGCAGATCCGAATGCAACTGTGATTGCAACAGAACATCAATCGGATCTTCAAAGCCAGAAAAACCGGGGAACTTTCCATACTTTGGAGATCCCTTGCGAATTTCTCGATTCAAGATCTCTAGCTTGGACTTGCTGAGCTTTTCCGGTTGCAGGTAGGCCAGCAGCGCATCTAGGTTGTGCAACGCAAAGTTGGTGCTTTCAGGACTCATCTTGATGTACTGACCGTACACCGGACCCAATGCGCCAAGTTCATCTACGGTATTCTGAATCGCTCTTGCAGGCCCAAGGTTAGACCCCCAAAAGTCACGTTCAGAATACGCACCATACCGTGGGCCTCCAAATAACTGAACAGGTCCGGATTCCGTCTTTTCAAACTCCACATCACCTAGCCTACGAAGCTCTTCAGCGCCTTCGTGAACTTCGCTTAATGATCCAGGCTTTGCGACACCACCACGGGTCGGATCTCCAGGGACTCCAGCAAGATATGCATCCTTCATCTCTTCATAGTTGATGTGAGGGGCTGGCTTCTGCTCAATACGCTGCGTCACTTCTACGGGAAGCGTCTTCTCCCGCTCAAACGTCTTCTTGGCTTTGCCCGCTGGATTGACAGACAGCTTAGGGTTAGGTCTGACAAACTCTCCCGTCATCTGACCTGCCACACGCTGGGCAATAGGACGCATCTCCGCTTCAGTCAGAGGCGCAGCAGGCGGGAACACCGTGGGATGAGCCTTAGTAGACGCCTTAGAGCCCTTCAGCGCCTTCAGCAGACCACCGCCTGCCATGTGAGCTTCTTGCCTAGCATCTGCCATACGCAAGGCTTGCATGAATGCCTTCTGATCATCCATGCCTGTTGACTTGAGCTTTGCAGCAATAGCGTCTGTGTCTGTGACTAGACCGCCTTCTGCCCGACCAATTTCAGGTGTCATGTCAACGATGACTTTGGCCGGGATTGACTGCATTCCCAAGTTCTTAAAGGCTCTTGCGCGATGCTGACCTTCAATAACATACGGCACGCCAGTCGCGTCAACTCCGACAAAGATAGGCGTAATTTCTTTATTGCCTTCAATCTGTTGCGCCAAGTTCTTAATCCTAGCCAACTCTTTAGGGGAGTCATAACCACCAAGCCCACCAAGAGCGTCTAAAGGTATCGACCTAACTTTAGGAACTACCTCGTAGTCCGTAAAATTTGATTGCGCAGATGTATGAAGGTCATCCTCTGGATTTGATCCTGCCTTTCGCAATGAAAAGCCACGGTCACCTTGCCACTCATCAAACGACTTGACGGTTTTGCGCTGCGCATCAGGCAAACCATCCATCCAAGATGGGTCTGGCTTTTCTTCAACAACCTTTACTTGCGGACGCTTCAACTCTTCAACTTGAACCATCAACTTATGGATGCGTTCGCTGTCTTCTCTATTCTTCAATAGCGTCTCGTCGCTGATTTGATCAAGTCCTGCGGCTCGATCTGCATTGGCTCGATTTCGCATTCCTTGCGCTATCGCTTTCGCTTCTTCCTCCATCGATTTAATCATGTCAGCCGGATCAGGCAGCTTCTCTTCGTTGCGTTGCAAGATGCGTAGCTTTTGCTCTTCCCCAGGAAAGATCACGAAGTTGCGGGTTCCGATGGGAGTGGCAGTTGCCCCCATCTGCTCAAGCACATCATCGTTAGGCTTGAAATTAAACTCTTGGCTAGTGCCATCTTTGAAATCCAACCTCCACCTCCCAGTGCCAGATGGCCCACGGGATTGTGAGTCAAGGTATTTGATACCAGGGACTTTCCAGCTTTTGAGGTAATCAGATGCGTACTTTGCCGAGCCCAGAGCGTGATACAAATCCTCCCCAGTTCTGTTACCTAAAAGCGCACGCTTACTGTACTCAATAGGCAGGCCAGCATCTTCGGCTATTTCGCGCAAAAGACCAGACTTATAGATGTCCTGTTCTTTCAACGGCTTATCCCAGTCCAACATCCTTGGGATCATCTCGTCAGGGATGTCTACGGTGTAGAGAGAGCCTTTATCCGCTGCAATAAATTGCGAATACTGCGGATCTTCAACATCTGCCGCCTTCTTTATAGGGACGTACTTCCCATCCTCGTTAATCGCCACCAGTTGCGGACGGGCCTCTTTAGCAATAAGCCCCTTCTTCTTGGCAAACCTCATCGCGTCTGCCAAGGAATTGAATGTCTTGTCAGGGTAAATGAACTGCGTGGCGTCTCCCGCCGTCCCGACCATCTTCCCTGTCTCAGACCTAGTAGCCAGCATGTACTTGCCATCACCCATTGGGGACGGCTCTATATACACACCTCGGCCCTTCGCCACCATGTTCCTGGGGCTGCCCAGTACATTCCGGTAGTCTTCAGCCACCCCCGGCGACTCAGCAAAGTAAATCCCATGCCCGTAAGCCTGAGCACCCTCACCCGTACCAATCTTCTCTGACTTGAACTTCCCCAGAGGAGCACCCTCTTCAGGTGCAAACTTGTGCGGAGTACCGTGGTACGCAGTCAACTGCGGAGCCAGTCCACTCTTCAGCAGGTAGCCCTCTGCCATCTCAGCAGCCTTCGGCCCCAGAGCCTTTCCTGCGGCCTTAGCGCCCCTAGCTAGAGGCTTGGCTACAGGAAACGCCTGTAGCGCCCCCAAGCCCAATCCAAGACCCGTCGTCAGTCCGCTATCAGTCTCTTGCCCTTCGCGGACCATTGCGCCCGCTTCCTCGCCAACATAAGGCGAGAACGGGACAAACTCTTGCAGGCCAATACCAAACGGCAATACGCTCTCTTGCCCACCCAGCAAGCTCTGAGATACCGTCCTTGCACGCGGCCCACCCATCTTGGGGGTAAGATACCCCTCAAGGCTTCGAGCGTGCCTCTGAGCCATTGAAGGAGCAGGCAGCGCCGTCATCGAGGCTTCAGGCTCAGGACGCCTGCGAAGCACCGTATCAGTCAGGCGCTCCTTCCCACCAATCGGAACATCCAGCACAGACGACCCAGGCGGAAACTCTGGCTCCTTCGGCCGCTTACCAGATGAAGGCATAACGCCGAATGCGGCACCACCCTTACCAGTAACACCTCGTCTGCGGGCAGCATCAATAAAGGCTTGCCTGTCCTGCTCGGGTAATTCCATGCCTGCTCCTAACGTGCGGCGGCAATCTTAACCCCTGCCTATCTCTTTAAGCAAACGAGGGCCAGCCGTGTAATGCCAGCGCCAGGACTTGGTTACACCATCCTTCTTGCGGGTTCTCGTAATCCAGCCGTTCTGCTCTGCCTGTTGCAAAGTAGCCCGGATGTTGTTGTGATCCACATCCCACTTCAGCCCAATGTCCTGACTAGTTAACTCCTCATCAGGGTTGACGGCGAAGAACACACACAGCGGAGTAACTATGCTCAAGAGTTGGCCTGTTATTTTGGTGATGGGTTCCCCAAGGGTGATAGCACAGGCTATCCATCCCTGCCCGGAGGGCTATCCTAAGCCATCCCAGCAAACCCATGAGGCAGCGATTCATTCGATGGGGCGGTTGTCTTCACCTTGGTCCGCTCCGTCTTGTCCAGTCCCTCGCTGACAGGCTGGGCGGCATCTCCGGGGTGTACGGGAGCCGGTGTTTCTTGGGTGCAGCCCAGGCAGGCTCATTAGCTAACGCGCCCTGACGCCCGACTACCCGTCGGGAGGGTAATCGTCATCTGGTCGCTTCGTCCACGATCTTGCCGTGCTCAATGCCTACACGATGCTTGATCTCAACAGCATAGTAGGTGAAATCCGAATGTCCGTGCCCAACAGCTTTGGCCGCGTACTTTCTGCACGTCTCTATTGCTGACTCAAGGCTATCGTGAAGGTACGCAAACTTTGCTGAACCACCAGACTCAGACCGCATGAACACAGCGAACTTGACGTCTGTGGCGCTATGCAATTGCTGAACAGCTATCTTTCTGTATCGAGGTCCGACTTCCATGTGCCCACCTGTTTGATTGATGGTGCATAGGAAGACAAACACAAAAGCCCTAGAGTGGCCACCCGGTGGTAGCCCTCCGGGGCAGGAGGGCGGGTGGTTACTCTAGGGCTCTTCTGTCGGCTACCACACCAACAAGGACAGTATAGGCACTGAGCCCTGCAGGTGTCAAGCGGTCAAATCATGTAGGGGCAATACTCAGTGAACAGTTGCTGCACGCAGTTGCGCTGTGAGTCGCAGTACACGCCCAGCCAACGCACCCCATTCATGGTGTTGACCATGTTGCATGACCTCAACGACATGAACGCCAGCGCAGGGCCAGACGCCAACAGCGCCACCAGGATCACAGGCACATAGAACTTCTTCATCTCATTCTCCTTAACACGGTTGGTGATGTACCCATACTTCGTTGCCAGTTTCTGGGCACTTAAAGTCTAACCTAGGAAAGCACCAACACAAAGGGGACATCACATGCCCCTCTCCCAAGAAGTGCGTCCTGACAACAGGCTCACTCGGAATATGGGTTGGTTCTTCTGACACGTCCGGAATCTGCATAGTCTTCCTCATCCCAGTCATCAGCGGGTGGCGGATCAACCTCAAGCCAGCCAGCATCCCTCAAGAACCGTAGGGCCTGCGTGGCAGAGTCCACGAAGTCATCGTGCGTTGTCTCAGGGAACGAGCATATCTGACTAACGAACCCTTCTGCCCAGTCCCTGACGTAGCCCTTCCTCTGGGAGGACTCAGGTATCCACACCCTGCCGCGGCTGATGATGTTGCTGACGATGTTCAGGCGCTGCAGCTTGTCTGCCTTGCCGGGGTTATACGCCCTCACAGGCAGATGCGCCCTCTGCAGGTCTTGGATCAGAGAAATGCCTGCGGACTTGTCCTCGATGAGTATGAGATCCACGCGCTTCTTCTCTTTGCCCTCCCCGAAGATCGTCTCATACTCGTCGATAACCTTCGGCCGCAGATCCGGATACTGCATCCTCTCCTGCCAGCAATCAATAAGCATCGCAGACATAGGCCCGTCAAGTGGCTTAAAGACTCCCCAGGTCGTACAGGCAGTTGGGTCATTCTGTGTCTTCTCTGAGGTAGCGCAGT